TCATTTTTTATTTTTTTTTATGTCTATTTGCAAATGAACGTGCTTGTGTTTTACTACTAAATCCCCATCTTTTTAAAGCCATTGCTAATCTTGTGGGTCTATTTTTACTATCTTTCATAGGTCCTGCCATACCCCCAAATCTTGCGGCAAAACTGATTCTTCTTGGATTAGTGCCCTTACGTAATGGCATTCGTAAATTACTGCCAGTGGTTCTATTAAAGTAATTTCTACCTCTACGATTAAGTCCTCCTAAAGGACTTTGATATATTTTTTTAACCATATTTTATTTACTTTTTTTCTATATTTTTATAATCGTAATCATACTGGATTACTTTTTTTTCATTTTTTTTATCTAATGTTGATTGTCTATGTTTTATTGGGTATATAGGTTCTCTACCTTTATTCCTGCTTGATGCATAAAGATCTAAAAGTTCAATGCCCCTTGCATAGGCTACTTTTTTTATTCCTATACAAGCCTTTCTAGCACGAGCGGCATTTATCATCGAAGGATGACCCATTAATTTTTTATAAGCATTAAAGTAATCTATACACAATTGTTTTAATTGTCTATGTTTGGCTGTTTCAACAGGCATTCTAAACATTCTTCTTACAGGCATATATCTTCTCCGGTATTATCTAATAATGTTTCAAATTTTGTTTCTCTGTTTAAAAATTTATAATCAACTTTTTCTGGATCAAATTGTGCTAACCATAACATTACAGTTTTTATTTTAAAATCACGACAACTATAGACATCCAACTGTATAACTGGATATTCCTTTTCAACCCAACTATGAAAAGTAATGCTACTGGTTTCAATAATTACCGTGCCGCTCCATCCCATATTACCTATATTATTACACCATACTGTGTGAGGTCCTGATAATATTTTCATATCAATATTTTTTACTAAACTTATTAACTCTTTTTGTAAATTAAAATCTTTTAAAGGGGGTGTTTTAACTTCTGCTCTAACTAACAGATGCTTGTGCTGAAGTTTTGGTTCCATATTGCTTAATCCAATGTTTATCAATTTTATTTTGTTCTTCTCTTCTATTCATAGCACAAGGATAACAAACAGCAGTGTTGGTTTTTTCATTAAACCACCATTGTAGTGTATTATTAATTAAATTACATTTAGGACAAATTTGTTTCATTTTTTTTTACGATACCCTGATGCAAATATAGCACGTGCTTGTTTTAAAGCGGCTTTTTTTGTAGAATAAGTTTTACCTGATCTACCCCATTTGTATCCACCTTTGGTTTTATGAACTGGCATTATGAGTTGCTTTTTGGTTTAGGTTTATACGGTCTTGGTTTCATTCTTCTCATTTTATTCTTCCTCTCCTTTGTGTATCCACCCCTGATTAGCAAGAACCACGTGTTCTTCTTGGGTATTAACTCTTCTCGTTTCACCAGTGACTGGATCTGTCATATCGTGTGGTGCAAATTCTTCATAATCATCTGCTTCTTGCACCGTATCTAAATTAACAATTCTATTATCATTGATGGCCGCTAATTCATCTTCATCTAATTCTAATAAATCCAATATTTTAATATCAATTGCTTGTTTTACTCTTGGATCTGTTGGATTAGTATCAGCCGCTTTTTTAAGAATATCAATATCTAAATTTTTATCTCTAATATGGAATGCTCTAGGATATTTTATACTACCGTCCCACGGTTGTCCTTGCCATAAAGCAAACAATCTCCAAATTTGTTCTTCTGCCAGTTCTAAATTTCTTGCTTTTTCAGATAGTTTAGCATCTAATAACAAAAATTCGGATTGCATTGCCACACCTGACATTTGTCTTGTTTCTATTGCTCGTATAGCACCTAAATGTGCCATTCTGTCTATAGATTTAACTGTGTTATCAATTGTGCTTAATATAGCATCAAGATTACCCCCCGATGGTTGTAATAGATAAGGTTTTAAATTGCCGTCTAATTCATCTGGCATAGTAATAATTGCACCAGCCCCAGCAGTTGCTTGAACAGATTGAGTTTTTACTAAACTTGGGTGATTTGTTAAACGAATTAATTGCTCTGCCTCTGAATAACACTCGTGTAAAAATCTTTGTGCAATAGCAATATCATTAATATCAGATACTCCTATACCTTTAATGGGTGATCTATTTGCATATACCCATACAGCAGGTATCTTGTTCAACAAATTGTTTTTTTCTTCGATAACTTCAAATTTTGTTTTCCCATCAGGATTGTATTTTTCTATATAAATTTTATCTCGAGTCCAAGTCCTTACATAAAATTCAGAATCACGTTGATACGGTCTTTCATCTTGTTCTAATAATCTTAAAAATTCTAATTCATAATTTCCATTAGGTTGTCTAATAAATTTCCAATCTAAAATGTTTTCCGGAGTATAAATTGTGACATAAGGTCTTATGCCTTGAGCAAGTTCCTCTGCTCGTGTGCCAACAACAGTTTCCGGTCTATCCACTAAAACTAAACAATGTCCGTAAATAGAACTTTCAATATTCATATCACTTACAAACGAGTCCCAACTACGACCTTCCATATCAGCATCTTCTAAAAATTCTTTTAATTCTGGTGTATTTTCTAACCATCCCCATTCTCTTTCAGGATCTTGCCTATATAAAAAAGAATTGTATATATGAACAACACTTCTACAGTGGTTATCTACTGCCGCTTGAGATAATCTATTAAAATAATCATTTTCGTTTTCATATTGGTATCTTGTAAGATATAATCCTCTTTTATATTCATTTCCACCTAAATATGAACGTTTTAAAAATCTCCATTGATGTATATAAGAATCATAATCTTTGTGTGTTGGTAATTGTGTTGAAGAACTGCCCGCGTTTTCTGTCACTGATCTATTGTTTAGACCAAATATGTCTGCCATTATATTCCTCCTGTTTTAACAACAAATCTTTCTGGCATTTGTGTTTCGTAATATGTTTTAATTGGGTATAAAAATGAAATTAAGTATCCTAAAGCATCATTCATATGGTCAAAGCCTTGCGTTTTATCAGGCAAAACTGTCCCTTCTTTGTATGTTTGTTTTGCTACACTATTTAACAAGTTTTTACACTTTGGATGTATAAAAATGCCACGTTCATTATTAGCACTACAAAATTTTGTATTCACAGAATTAACCCTATCTCGTATAGCCATATGTTTGCCCATAACCTTGGGTATAAACCCAGCATTTTGTAAAATACTTAAATCTGTGCGTCCTCCTGCAGATGTTTTACGTTGTTTTGATGCAGGATCAGGATAAACAAATATTTTTTTATTAGGATAACGTCTATGTATTTCTTCACACATTTCATCTGTATTAGAACTCCATATTTGTATTTCATCAAATACATAAACTTTATTATCTTTAATATAAGACACAATTGCGCTCATAGGATCCAAGTTAAAATCGATACCTATATGAATAATTGTGTTATCCAACGGTTCATCACAATTTATAACATTTTGACTCATATCAAAGCCATAATAAATGATTCCGGAATATGTTTCCCACGTTGCTTGATATTCCTGTCTAAAAGTTTTAGCATCTAAATCTTTTTTTGCTTGTTCTATTTCTTCTAACGGAACAAAACCCCCATCTAATGTAGTATATAGATAACTGCTCCACTCTGTATCTGTAGGATCTTGTCCTTTTTGATATAAACTATGAAACCAATTCATACCTTTGGGTGTGCCACAAAATAGTGCATTTCCTCTTGTGTCTGATAATGTGGGTCGTAGCACTTCAGTCCAAGCAGTTTCTTCTATATCTGCGGTTTCATCCATCACTAAAAAGTCTATACCGACACCACGAAGGCTGTCCTTATTGTCAGCACCACGAAGACATATACGGCTACCATTTTTTAAATGCACCGTTAAATCTGCTTCATTAATTTTAGAAGCCCAACGTAAATCTTTTAAAATATTTTTTAATTTTACCCAAGCAATCTGTTTGGCTTGTCTATAACTGGGGGCTATCATCCATACTAATCTATTTGGTATGCGAGCGTGATAACACAATTCTCTTATGGCTAACGTAGTTTTACCAAATCTTCTGCCTGTGACTAAAACTCTAAAACGTGTTTTATCATCAGCAACTACTCGTTGTGGTGTTGATAATTTCATTATGTTTAGTTAGTGAAATTTTTAAATTGCTTATTTTTCTTCATCCCAAGGTAAAGGTGCAGTGTTAGCCTCATCAGTGGGTGTCTCGGTTTGATTAAGCCACTGTTTTCCAAGCCACATTTGCATCCTTACATCACCCTGGAGAGCCTTTTCAAATTGAGCCCTACGTAGTGATTTTTTACCTTCAGAACGAGCCTTTTCAATTGTATCTTTATATCGTTTTTCTAAATTATGAACAGTAGTCCCAACTATATCTGCTATTTCTTGATAAGTGCAGTGTATATTGGCTAATTTAATAATTAAATCTGTATCTAATTTATATGTTTTTTTTTCTGTTTTCATTATAAATGTTTATCCGTGATTATTATTCTAAATCTTCTACTGTCAGTGTCTCCATCTTCAGTAGTTATACTACAATCTACATTATACTCATTTGTTAATGTGCCTCCTGTTAATCTAATGCCCACAACCTTACCATTAGTAATAGAAACATCAGAAACTGCACCTGTTGGGAATGTTAAAGGGTTAGTATCTCCGGTTATGCTTTGTATTGTTATTGTTGCAGTGGATACGTTGTCTCCACTATTCAAATAATCAGTAAAATCTAAACCATATTGTATATTAGCATTTGGGTGTTTTTCTATAAATGCTCCTTTGTTATCTCTTCTAAATCCTGTAATATTTGCCATTAATAATCGCTCCTAACTCTTGGTATTGATGACCTATTGCTAAATTTAGGTCTAAAGATTTTATAATCTCTGGTTTCTTCAAGCACCTGAAATATCCTTGTTTCTGTTTGTATGCTATTTACACGAGTTTCTTGTAAAACGTTAAATGTTCTGTTTTCTGCAGGTATAATCAATTGCTTAAATTCTTGTAATACTTTAAAGGTATTGTATGGATCTGGTAAAGATATTAAACTGCCTGTAACCAATTCACTGGCAAAAGCATATAATATTTTATTTGTTATGCCCAACGTTGAATTACCGTTTATTATGCTAGAAAATACAGCATTTATTTCTTTATTTGGACCAAATTTGGCATTTCCTTTAATATTTGTGTTAAATGATGTGTTTATGATTTTATTAAGAGATCTAAATATTGCAT